TTATTGTGCTTTGGCTATAGCATCCGTTAAATCATACTGCGCATCTTCTATGCCCTCGATAGACTTCACCATATCAGTTAGTTCATTGGTGCGGTCAATCTCTGACTGCGTAGCATCGCGCGGCGGTTGCAATTGCCAACTTAAACTCGTCACAGAGCGACGACGTTTTGCCAATTCAGAAAAAATATGTGGGTCTCGCTCTTCAATCAACTCAAATAACTCGGCTTGCTTAGCAATAAACCCCATATCAGCCGCCGCAAACGCACTGGCTAACCGTGCAGGGTCTAGCGTGGTTACAGAGTTATAATTCATCGAGCCGCCTTGCATTGACCTAGCCCCCGTTTGAGTTTGGTCTAAGCCTTTAGGGACTAATGCGCGTAACGCCGCCACGGTTTTTTTAAAACTAATCATCATCGTTTTCCGTATTCAGTTAAGCCCTTCGACAAACACCCTTCGACAAGCTCAGGGCGAACGGCTTGGTAATTAAACCGTTCGTGGTGAGCTGTGAGCCTGTCGAACAGTCGAACCATGAATGGTTTAATCATCATCGTCCCACTCATCGTAAAATTGATTTCTTGCGTCATTTAATGCGTGATAATTGGCTTCGTTAAGTCTGCCCATACGTTCGTTAGCCCGCAATTTTCCTGCTGCTGAGATATATTTCCACTCGCCACCAAACTCTATTGCCAACTTCCACAACATCTCTAAAGAATCAGGGCCATCATCATGATCGGCTTCGGGGTAAAACTTTAACTGCTCAATTAACGTGCTTTGGTTATGCCCTAATCGGATCAGTCCATTATTGACGTGTGGCTGTAACGACATAATGCGCAAATTTTTATCGTTAATCGGAATAACAGGAATAGCAGGGAATGCAATGCCCTGAGCAGCACCCGCTTTAATCAGCAATGAATTTAGAATGTACTGATACTGCACGCTCTCAATAGCCCAGCCTATGCAACCATATTCAATCTGTAATTCAACGGCACGGGTAATAATCAAATCGGGTACACGCCGACAAATATCAGCCTCAACAACATCTAAAATCATCGTGTTGCGATTAAATCCACCCACAAGAATTGCCGACGGATCACCCGTTGCCCCACTTGTGCCTTTTTTTCCTAATGACGGATCGACTGCACCATAAAACACCCAGTCATTTAATCGATTAACCCAAAACTGAATCGTTTTAAACGGTGCGTTCTCATCATTACCCGCTTCATTTTGATATTCTTGTGCAAACGCTTGATGATTAGTCGCCCTGATACACATCAAACGATACAGCGGGCGAATAGACCACGACACCACTGCCCCTGCATCCATTGTGGCTTTATTTTTTTGATAAAATTCTAACGCTTCAATTTCAAACTCTGCCCGTTCATCATGATGCCCACCGTTAAGATAGTTTTCTAAATTTTGTGTTGGCAATCGGGTATAAAGAGCCTCCCACTGCTCCCACAACGCCATGTTATCGGGCATTTTCATAATCGAGCGGAACACTTTACGCCGCCACCCTGCCGCGTTTGAAACGCGATTAATTGCCGCGTCATAATGCAGGGACGTTCCGACCCAAAACACATCCATTCCCGTCACATTTGGGTTATCAGGTTTAGAGGGTGGGGCTAAACCCAACACGGCAGACAGCACATACTTTTCAGTCTTATCACGCTGGGCTTTCTGCTTAACCTGTTCATCATTTTCTAAATCATCCAAAAAAATCAGGTCAGGACGATATGGCCCATGTTTCATACCACGGATTTTTTTGCCCGTGCCACCAATGCGTATTTTGATATTGTTAGCAGTGATTGCAGTAGCCGACTGCCACACCCGCCCTTGACCTGTGGCGTTAGGAAAATCTAATAACAGGCGCGGGTTGGTATCGAGTTCAGCTTTAATAGACTCCAACATTTCAGCGGCTTGTTCTTCAGTGTTCATGATGATGCCAATCATGTGCTTACGCCCAGTCACGATGCACCACAAACTGCCTAACTGAGTTTCATACGTCGATTTAGCCTCACCACGCGGGGCGAGATGGACTTCACGCCCATCGGCATCGCCATCGATAACGTCGGGGAATCGCTTAAAAATAAACTGCTGAAATAACGAAAAATGCGCCGTCGGCACATAATGGGGAAAATAAGTTTGGCAGAAAAATTGATAGTCCTTTTCAGTGCGCTCACGCCGTTCTCGACTAGCGATAGGATCAGGCGCAAATGCCTCACACTCCAGCTCAATAGTACGGCGAATATCCTCGCCTAAATTTGCCAGTTCCCTTTCAAACTCCCGCCACGAATGAATATCTTTAATATCCCGTTCGTGGTGAGCTTGTCGAACCACCTCATCAGCCATGACGTTTCCCCAAAATACCGCCGATAGCGTCAATGTGCGGATGCAGGGCGCGTAATGCAGCAGGGTCATTTTCGCGCAGATAATCGACGATAACTTTTAGCGTATCCAGAGAAATAGCCAGCCCAGAAAATGCAGGATTAATGCGAGAAAATGCTTTACTAAACTTAGCATACGCATCCGCCAGCGTGGCTTGTAACTGCACTTTAGTCACCGCAGGTAAATCAGCGTCTTTTAATTCGCGCATGGTGGTGACTGATTGCCGCGTGAAATCCTCAACCAGTTGCTGATTCAGTGCATCAATCCCTTGGTCACTTACTTGGTAAGCAGTCCTCGCCGTATCCCAATCATCACCGCGCTTTTTCGCCTGTTTTTTCCAATCGCGTGAGGTATCGTAGCTCACGCCAAAGGTAATTGCCGCCGCTGTCAATGGCATACCTTCCACATACAGCCGCCGAACGTTATCGCGGGTCTCTTGAGAATGCGCCATATCAGTTGTTAATTGCCCATTTAATAAACTCAACAGTAGCTGATATGAATGCACCAGAAATACTGCCGCCAATGATGCTGTGCTTAGCAATCGCCACGGCTTGTTTTTTGTCTGACACTTCTAAATTGCTAACGCGTCGCTCAACAAAGGTTATTTTATCTTTGATGCTTTCTTCTAAATGAGTGATACGTTCTTGCGAACGCTCTTCAGCTTTTTTAATTTCGTCGCGTATTAATGACAGATGGTCAAATATCGAGGCAAATTGCGCCCGACTTTCACCCTGCATGTGTCCCAGCGTGTGCATGATCGTTGCTAGATCAGAATTGGGTGTTGTATTTTCAGTCATGACGCATATCCATAAATTTTAGTATGCGCGTACTTTATAGAGGGGCTTAGCACAGTAGTAGACTAGAAACGATTCCAGCGGACATAAAAAAAGCCCTGTTGGTTTACATCAACAGGGCTTTAAATTTTTAACCGCTCATGGTGAGCTTGTCGAACCATTAGTCATTAAACAGATCACATTGATTGCTCGGTATATCAACGCAAATATTTTGAATTTGTCTTGAGGTGAGATTGTACAGGGTTGCTAATGCGTTTAGCGACTTTTTTTGCCTAGCGGTACGAATTTCATGATTGCGAAAACTGATAAAAATTTTATCTATTTTCGGTAGTGACAGACGATTGTCATTTGTTAAATACAACGCCAACTCAGCTCGCAGCGCGTTTAATTCATCATCGGACAAGCCCATTTTAACGCTATGATTTTTAGGGATGGTAACGCTAGTCCCGCCGAATTTTAGTAGCAACGCCTGTGCCTTTTCTAGCCCTAACGCTCTAATAATAGCCCTTAAAACAGGCGGTAGATTTTGCAGTAGTTCACGGTAAATTTCATCTTCTTCCATTGCTGATTCCTAATAAAAAGAAAAAGGCACATAACGCGCCTTTTTCAGTGATGGTTTTAGTTAGTCAGGTTTTTTACAGCTTAGATGAAACTCAACTTCATCTAGCGTTTTTCTAAAAACACCTTTTTCATTATCACGCTCATGAATATCAACTAACAAATAACCCTTTACTTCAATTAATTTAAGACCGCGCCGTTCAGCTCTATCATTAAGCTTTTTTCTTTTTGCTGAATAATCCGCCATGATTCTTATCCCTTTTTATCAAAAAACGGAAATTCAAATCCAGCGGGGAATCCAACTGCCGACATTGACAGTGGAATGCTAAATTTGTACGGATTGCCCTCTGCATCAACGGTACTAGCCTCGATAAAATACACGGAGCGCACAGGTTTATAGGCAGCCATAATAATATTGACCCCATCAGTAAAATTAACATCGTTGAATTTAGTGGTGAGTTTTTGCAGCTCAAGGACGCGACTAGCGCGTAGATTGCCTTTTGCATCTTTTTTTAACAGTCCAAATACAATATCGACTAACTCGCCAGAGTTAGTATCACGAGCCAGTGACTGGATAAAATCAGTCACTTTTTTAACGCCTGTCGCTGCCGTATCATCCCAGCCCTCGTTAATGCGATAGCCCACGGTGATTGATGACTCATCATCGGAAAATGTATGCGACTGTTGACTATCTTTAACGCCAAATACCTCCGCCTTGAGTTCCAATAAACCGCTGCAATAACTAAACGCCTCTGCTTTTTCTTGTGACAACAGGGCTGATAATGCTAATAATCGTTTAATAACCACTGGGACGGTTTCGGGTATCAGTTTCTTGTAGGCTTGACGTTGATCTTCTTTGCTTTGTTTTCTGGCTGCTAATAGATTTTCTAAATCTTGATCCGATAGATCACTCAATTTAAAGGTATCGTTTACGGTATTTTCTGGTTGTGTTTGCATGGGTTTAATCCTGTGGTGGTGGGTTGTTTTTTAGTGCTTTAACTTGTGCCAACATAGTGGCTTTTCGTTCTTCTTTCTCTTCGATTGTTAGCGGTAACTTAGTGTTTACGCCTAGACTTAGGGCATCTTTCAGCGAGGATTTAACAGTATCCGACAGCGGTTTAAATTCCTTCGTTGATTTAGTTTGTGTAGGTGCAGGTAAATCACCGTGTTTCTGTTGTTTTTGTGCGGCTAACGCCGCCAACTCAGCAAAACTTAATGAGGCTTCACCATCGACTGGCTTAGCCCTAACACCTGCCCGTTTATCAGCCTCCGTTTTGCTTTCGGCTTTACCAGCGAATTGCTCCGCTTGATTCGCCAAAATCGTCAGTAAATACGCATGGCTTTTTAACGGCAACACCAAATTAGGCGGTGGCGACTCGACCAACTCTTGCAGTTTTGCTACCCAACTATCCAGCGGCACACAATACGTTGTACCGTTGCGCTTAACTTGTACGTCTTTAATCATTGGCACTAGCTCTTGCAATAATTTGAGCAGTTTTGACCAACGCAATGCTTGCTTAGCTGGTTTAAAACAATGGGTTAAATAAATGAAACACGGCTTGATGACCTTCGGTGGCAAGCTGGTAATCAGCGCGGTAAACCGCCGCGCATCTTCATCTTGCCACGCTTGAATCAAATCAAAGCCGCCGCTGCAATGGGGGCAGTGAACAATAATCATTCATTACCTGCCATTGCGCGATCAGGTTCTTTAGTTACCATCACATGCCCCTTAAATAGGTTGTAAACACAGAGCTGTAATAGCCACTGAGTCAACCAGCATAATGTCTAATGCCCGACCGTTTCTAAACTCACGGATACCTGCAATCAGCCCTTCCACCAGCATTCGCGCTGACCCTTTGCAATACGCATACAAATGATCAATAACTGCATCCGATACATCCTCTGCACCGAAACTGGCTTGTGTTAATGCCGCTGCATCATCACGGCTAATTGATTCGATGGTTTTGGGGAAAAAGCCCACGCGGCTACGGATTTGGTCAAACTGCCCATGTTCAGGTTCGATAATGCCGCGTAAATACTCCGTGCCAGACAACACAATGCCGATGTTGGCAATGTCACGCAAGCGGCGCAGGGTGTGTAATTGCTTAGGGGTTAGTGTTTCCGCTTCATCGATAATGATTAAGCTATCGGTATTACGCAGCGAGCTAATAATGGCTTGAAACTTGTCTTCTAAGCTGCCTTTCACTTCATAGCCTGTCACCATTCTAGCCAGCATTTTTACTAGGCTATTGACGGTCATCATGGGCGTGGCTTCAATCAAATAAGTATTGGCATGGGACGCGGTGTAATGCTTCATGGCAAAGGTTTTGCCTGTGCCAACATACGCCGACAATACCGCAAAGTTACGATACAACCGTGCTTGAGCGCAGGTGTTTTGTGCCATCTTAAACACACCCGTTTCAACCGCAGGAATAGCATGATTAGTAACCTCATCAAGATGGCGCAGGGCAGCCATTGCTGTGGATAAAATTTTGCTGGGTGAGGTGGGATAGTTGCCTTTTAAAATCTGATTCAGCGTTGTGGGGCTAGTGCGAGCTAACCGTGCTAAGGCGGCTTGGGTGTATTTGCGTTGCTCTAACCATTTGAGAGCGTAAGCAATTAGCTCAGCATCCGCAGCAGTGTAATGGGCAGGGTAAGTTTTTTCAGTTGTGGTGGGCGTAGTCATCGTAATCTCCTAAATTAATCAAATAAATCGTAAAGTTCTTTTTTAGCAACAACTGGCGTGTCGCCAGTTAGCTCCAGTAAATTGTCAGCAATCGTGTGTCCGTCAATTAGTACACCTTTGCGCTCAATTTTTTCATCGATTTTTAGCTGTAACTTTTTAATCGCGTTCTTCGCACTAGTGGTGCGCATTTCATCCATTCGAGAAACAGGTACAACATCCATCGGGGTAATCAAATGCGCATCACATACCCAGCGACCGTCTGGCAGTCGCACGACGGCAACGCGACTGTCCGTCATGTCGTATTCCAGCATGACCTTTTGACCGTTAAACGCATATAAATCAGGGTGTTTGTATTCAAGAACGCCGTGTTTAAGCATGGAGCGGCGCACCGTCAACAGCACCGCCCGATATTTCATTTCCAGTTCCGATGACGCGGGTTCGATGCGTACCAGCTCTTGCCAGACCTCCAAGCGGGTTTTGTTTTTTTGCTCAGGGTGTGGGCGGTTGTGATAGCGTACTAGCCACGCATCAAACGCCTCCATGAACTCAGCAACGGTCGGCGGTGTTAAGCCCTTGGTGCGTTCAATCACGCCTTTTTTCTCAGCTTTACGAAAGGCGTTAAACTCTCTAACGGATTTGTTTTTAACGTCGGCTGCCATTTCATGACCACAAAAAAACTCAGGTCGCCAATTGCGTAGAAAATCTTCTTTTACAATTCTGAAAAAGCGTTCTATCCAGCCTTTGCCGTGCGGATTGCCAGGAATGGCATGAATGAGCGACATACCCACTCGTGAATAAAAACCTACCGTCTCATCATCAACGAAATGGTTTTTATACCCTGAACCATTATCAACATAACCGAAAACGCAAACGTGTTGATGACGATGAAATGTCTCTGCCCACATACTCTGCACTGCAAAAGCACCTTCATTTTCATCCAATCGATAACCCGCTAGGTATCGGCTTTTAACATCGATACACGCAGTCATTTCAGCGCGGAATAACCCGCCACTAATCGGATGCGTTAAATAGACATCGAGGCAATAACCGTCTGCGGCATAAATGTCACCTGTGCGCAGATTTTCAGTGGTGCGGCGAAGGAAACTTTGCTGGGTTAATCGCTCCAGATTCTTTCCTAACCGTGCAGGGCTGTTTTTACCCAGTTGGGCAGGGAGCGCGTTTATGTAGTCTTTGACTTGGGTGTAAGTACAGTCAAAGCCGTGTACTTCAGTGAGTAACTTATGCACGCTGGCGATTGCCACTTTTGATGGCACGTTGTATAAATCAGTGGCTAATGCCTCCCAGCCACCCTCATTCCTCACTCTGCCTTTGTATTGCGGTATCAAGGCATCAATGCCGCCATCACGGCGGTTCTTATGCCATAAACACAAAGAGCTTTTGGACGGATAACTGGCACTACCAGCGGCACAGGCTTTTAGTGCGGCGTTGATGTGGATAGGCAATAACCCCGATTCAGCACGTCCCAACAATAAATCCACAGCGACGGTTAAAGAACCTGACACCGCCATCAATTCATTGATATAATTCAACACGATGTCGCGGTTCATTGATTTTTCCCGCGTCTTCGTGGTTGTTTTTTGCAACGCGGGTACATTGGCGTTTCTCATGACCTCAGTGCGGGTGGCTGCCCGTACTGAGGGCTTGCCATTCACGATGACCGCTAAACCCATTGGCTGACCGCGTTTTTTTACTAAGGCGTTCATCGTCTTACCTTCCGTTTGAATTTCTCGCTAAAAATAATCTTCGCTATTTGCAAGGTGTCTGCATAACTGTTTTGCAAACGAAACGGCTTTAAATGACAACGCATGGCTACTGCTGATTGATTTGACTGCATGATAATTTCCTAATGTTTTGTAAGCCGTTCGTGGTGAGCTTGTCGAACCACCCTTCGACTGTTCGACTAGCTCACAGCTCAGGGTGAACGGGTAAAAGGTTCATTTGTTTTTATTCAACGCACCCGCAGGGCGACCTGCACCGCGTTTGTTTTTATCATCACGCCGCGCTTCACGTCCTGTGCTTTCCACTACAAATTCATGGTCTATCATGGCTTTGCAATCGTCTAAGCGTTCGCGCTCTTCAACGGTCAGGGCGTGCTTACCTGCTAGGGCTGGAATGCAGTCATCACCTAAGTGGTCTTGCAGGTATTGATGTAACTGTTCAATGCCTGCATAAATGCTACCGACTGCGATACCAATGGCATTAAACCGCACCGTGTTATCTTCATCCTTAGGGTCTAGGTTGTTTAAACAGTCGGTAAACTTAGCGGTCAGGGCATCGATATATACCCGCGCCCCGTACTCCAGTGCGTAGGCTTCTTCGCGGATTGCCATTGTTTGTAAGCTAAAGGCGTTAGCGGGGTTTTTTGATGCAGTCAGCTTGGTGAGTGTATGCGTAGCCACTTCGTGCTTGGCTTGCAGTTCGCCGTAGTGCTTTTCATGGTTGCTGATTTGTTTTTCTAGGCTTTGAATACGCTCGATTAACGGGGTGTTTTCAGCCTCGACTTTTGCCTTTTCAGCATTAACACGGTCTTGTATGAGCTTTTTTAGTTTTGGTGCGCTTAGGCTTTTGATTTGCTCTAAATCAATGCCGTCTATGTCGCCGCCATTGGCTAATTTTTCCAGTTCGTCATTTTCGAAGAAGGTCATTTCCAGCATTTTTTGATACTGACCAATCTCATTTGCCAAAACGGCATTAGATGCCGATTTGCCAAACGTCTCAGCAACTCGCATATAATTCCGTGCGGTGCGCTCTTTAAAGCCCATTAGCTGTACACGTTTACCAAAGTCACCATGCCCTGCTACTTCTTTTAAAATAATCAGGGCTTTGCCTGCTTCTAATGCGTCAGAAGCTGAGCGTTTGATACGAAAAACAATCTCGTCTTCTAGCGCACCGATGGTTAAATTGCCTTTGTAGTTGTATTGTTCAGCCAGTTTTGCGATAGCAAACTCTTCCATACTAGGCAATGCCACATCTGTTCTCACCACATCCGTTCGTGCTGAGCTTGTCGAAGCATGAACGGATGACCCTTCGACAAGCTCAGGGTGAGCGGCGTGGGGTTGAACAGGGGCTTTTAAGATAATAGGCGCGGGTGACAACTGCACACCCGATTCTGCAAAGCCCACCACATCGATCAACTCCACTTGTTGTCTGTGGCTCTCAAGGTCTAGCTCTAACACAGGTCTGGCGACAACGGTGCGGGTTAAATCCAGCTCCAATAAATCATCGTGCAATTCGTCTGGTCGGTTACGCGCCATGACAGTCTCCCTGTTCTGCCGCTTCCAATTGCAAACGGTAGTGATTAATTAACTGTGCAAACGCCGCGATAGCGGAGTTACAGGACACTGTTAAGGCGCGTAACTCTTCATCAGGCGAGACCCTGCGCTGGTCACTGCTGAGATGCAGCGCGTGAGCGACTTGCTGAATGGTTTCATGTCCGTCAGTAATCGCTAAAATAAACGCCGCAGACTCACGCAACACCTGTAAGCTTTTTACGCCTGAGTGCGTAAGGGTGTTAAGGCTCATAATTTCCCCATGCTATTGCTGTGTTGTTCATAGCTATCGGCTATCTTATTAATGTGGGTCGCTATACCGTCGCTTAGTTCGCGTAATTTACTGATCGCTTGCGCATGACTGACGCAATCACACGGGTGCGCTTCCACTTTGCTAAACAGCCGATAAGCCACTTCTGACAAACTGGCACGGTCATTGGTGATAATGAGTGTTGAGTGTAATAACGCCGTTAGCGTCAGCATGTCGTTACTGTCTTGTTGCGCTGATTGCACTAAGGCGCGTAGTGGATCAATGATTTTAGGCATGGTGGTTCTCCTAGTTGGATTGAGTGGGTTGTGATATTTCTGTGGATTTACCTAGCAATCCTTGGTAAATCTCGCTAGGGATTTTTGATGCCCTTATCACTTGGTTGCGTTGTTTCTTTGCTTTGTTACTATTTATTTCCCCGCGCAAATAACGATAAATATTGCCACTATCGATGTGTTTCTTTTTGCAGTACGCATGTAGTGAGCTTTTCTGCAATGTAAAGCCGACTTTTACAGCCGCCACTAATTGCTCATTGAGTTCAGGTTCTTGCATTTATTCTCCAAAGGGTTATATTTATGCGAAAGCGTTACAGAATTCCTGTAACTCGTGGCAAAGTATATTACATGAAATGCGTAATATCAATAGGAGATTACATAAAATGAGTAATAAATCAGCGAGTGATGTAATTAACAGAATACAAATTGCATTAGGCGTGAAATCAGATAATGAGCTGTGTAGCACCCTGAGTATAGGTAGATCAACGCTAGGTGGCTGGAGAAGCAGGGATTCCGTTCCTTACGCATTATGTGTAAGCTTGGCGGAAGATAAAAAGCTATCATTAGACTGGCTTTTAACGGGCGAAGGTGAAATGTTGCGAGAAAAGCCCAGCCACTTACAAGCTGTTGCCACCCCTAAACGCCGCATCACTGACAAGGAAGGTATGCTCGAAAGGCGTGCCGAAAAAATGGCGCAACTGATGGCACAGCTCAGCGAAGAGCAGCAGAAGGAGATGTTTTTTATTATTGAGGAAAAGTGCGAATTTAATCAGTTGAAACACAAGGTTCAGGAATTAGAGCAACGGGCGACGGGTTAAGTAGCGTGAAAATAAAATTAATGGTTTTTATGCTTTCTATAATGATGCCCGTTGCATCGTGGGCTACCGAGTGGACAGGTACAGTTGTTGGGATTTCTGACGGTGATACGGTAACAGTGCTAAACACTGAAAAAAGACAGGTTAAAATTCGCCTTACTGAAATTGATGCACCTGAATCCAAGCAAGCTTTTGGCGCACAATCTAAACAGTCACTAACTGAGCTTTGTTTTAAAAAAACAGTAGTTGTCATAGACAATGGCACTGATAAATATAAACGCACACTGGGAAGAATTCGCTGTGATGGTGTTGATGCCAATGCAGAGCAAGTAAAACGAGGGATGGCGTGGGCGTATCGGCAATATCTCACCGATCAATCAATTGCTAGTTTTGAAGATATCGCAAAAGCTGAAAAGTTAGGCTTATGGGCAGATAATGAACCTATGCCGCCTTGGGAGTTTAGGCATGGGGGTAAAGCGATTAAAGCTAAGGCTGATGTAAAAAGTAACAGTACCTCATCAAGCAGTCATTTAGAATGCGCTGGAAAGTCAATGTGCAAAGATATGAGCAATTGTGCAGAGGCTAACTTTTATCTAAATGAATGCGGCGTGAAGCGACTAGACCGCGACCATGACGGCATACCCTGCGAATCGCTTTGTAAGTAATGATAGAATGCTATTTTGCAAAGCAAACAATAAAATAGGTATTTATGAAAGTATTCGTGTCGATTATATGTATTTTATTTGGACTTTGGTGTGGCTTATATGTGTTTTTTACACACGATTACCAATCTTTACTCACTGGTTTTTTTGTATTAATGACGATCATCATAATCAAATCATTAGATACTGTAATTAATAATACCTTTGCGATTAATCAATCGCTAGCAAAGGTGATTGAGCTATTAGAAAAAGAAAAGACAACTATCAACAATGAAACGTAATAACCCATGACAGAAGCAAAAAACCTACAGCTTGCGGTGGCTTTTTTTGAACAGCGGTTGGGTCAGCCGATAACTGAATTAGAACCTGTGTCGGGTTTGCAATTAGCAGAGCTATTGTTTCTGCTGAATGATGTGTTTAAGCCACATATTCATCAACTCTGTACGCTACCTTATGCGGCTCGTTTTGAAGCACAAGCCGATAAGGCGATAGAAGATTTTGTTTATCAAGCCTCTCCTACTGTATGGGATAACTTATCGCCCAGTGTGTGGCGGGTATTGTTAGAACGCCATCAACAACTTTTGCTGGTCGCGCACATGAATAAGCAGACAAACAAGCCTGTTACGTCGTTACCTGTGGGTTTACCAAAAGACGCTCGATTAGCGGGTGTAATGTTGCTTCTGTTTCATTCCATGACGCTCCCGTTGCCAATAAGTGATTTAAGGTCTGTCGAATTTCCTGATACGCTGCTACAGGGGTCGCTATTGCGACACTAAACGCATGGGCGTGTTGGGCTTGATAATAGGCTATTAGATTATTCATTGTTTATTCCTTGGTTAGTAAGTATTGCAAAGTTCACCGCATCTATTCGTTTAAACCCCGCCAACAACCCACACAACCCCATTTAAAAAACGCGCTAGCTGTTTTTCTATACCAACGCCTACGTTATCGATAGAAAGCCCTTAAACGCGCTCATATTGATTTATCTCATCGTATCTATTCATCAAAATATATCCATAGACGATTTTTAAATGGGGTTTAAATGGGGGTTAATCGGCTATTCATGCCAGCAGTTGCCTTATTGACAAGAAACCCTAAAACGTACTCATATTGAAATCCTTGCTAGTTGACAGTGATTGATAAAGTCAGTAGTTTAAAAAAGACTAGCGTCTCACACAAAGTAGAAACGTTTCCCTGCCTGTTTTACCCGCTGTAATCCCTGACAATACAGCTACTGATTTTTTGAGGTAGCTATGACCACACCCACCCAACCTAAACCCGCTGATATTAAAGCGACCGTCGCGCTGACCTTTGAGATTACTGCAAATGCAGACGGCACTGTGCCTACCGAGGCACATCTACTGCCCAGCGGATATTTTCGTGCTACTGACGGTCGCCCGTATTGTTGTGCTGCGTGGTTTATTGATGCCGCTGTTGCTGCACAAGTTATTGCCCGCATGGCAGCAAAGAAAAACGACACGATGTTTGATTTTGAACATCAAAGTCTTTATGCCGATGACAACGACGGTCTGCCAACACCTGCTGCGGGCTGGTTTCATGCCCTTGAATGGCGTGAAACAGGGTTGTACGCCATCAATATCGACTGGGTAGAAGACACCAAGCCGTTAATCCTTTCTAAAAAAATCCGCTATATCAGTGCAGTGTTTTCCTATTACGAAGGCACTGGCGAGGTGCTAGAGATTCTCTCTGTTGCCCTAACCAATTCACCCGCGCTCGACGGGCTTGATGCCCTCGCCGCATTATCCAAACGTTTTTCCTCACTCACTACAGACAAAGGTACAACTATGCCCGATCCACAGGTAGCGGTCTTAACCGCTGAACGCGATACCCTAAAAACTCAAGCGGTGGCGTTGACCGCTGAACGTGATGAGCTAAAAACCGCAAACACCGCATTGACAGCAAAAGTTGCGGAGTTAGAGCAAGAAAAAGTAGCTACGGCGGTCGCCAGTGAACAGCAACAATGTGCTGATTTATTACAAGCGGCGTTGACAACGGGTAAAGTCAGACCGAGCGCGAAGGCGTATTTGTCTACGATAATCGATATAGCTAGATTAAAAGAGGCGATAGATTGTTTTGGTGATACTAAAGACGCGCTATTAACTAAACAACACACCAAAGACGCAACAACTGGCAATCATGGGCTAACTGAAACTGAAATAGCCATGTGTACCAAAATGGGCGTTACCCCTGAAAACTACCTGAAAACCAAGGAGGCATAATGGCGGCTTTAACCTCAGATCAATTACTGGCATTAAAAACGACACTTAAAGCACGATTTAACGCGGGTTTAATTGCCGCGCCGAATCATTGGGCGCAAGTAGCAATGCTGATTACCAGTGGTAGTCATTCAAACACTTATGGCTGGCTGTCACAGTTCCCTGCGTTTCGTGAGTGGGTGGGTAGTCGCTCACATAAAGTGCTGAGTGAAAAAGCTTTTACGGTGGTAAATAAAAAGTTTGAAAACACCATTGATGTACAACGCACTGACATTGAAGATGATGTATTCGGTCATTACGCTACCGTTGCCGAGAGTTACGGTGCGGCGGTTATTGACTTACAAAATGACTTAATTTTTCAAGCGTTGGCAGCAGGTTTTGCTACTGAGTGCTATGACGGTCAATATTTTTTTGACACCGATCATCCGCTCGCGCCGAATGAAGATGGCACGGGGACACCGACTGTAATCAGCAATCGCATTGCAGGGGGTACAGGTGAACCGTGGGTGTTGCTGTGTACAGAACGTGCGGCGAAGCCCTTGTATTTACAAGAACGCATGAAACCCGAATTCGAATCGATAGTCTCTGCACAAAATCAGAATGTGTTTGATTTAGACGTGTACAGCTTCGGTGGTCGCTGGCGTGGTAATGCGGCGTATGGCTTTTGGCAAACTGCATTTGGTGCAAAAGTGGCACTGGATGAAACTGCATTCAACACCGCTTATGACGCGATGCTGAAATTCAAGGGCGATGGCGGTCGTAAATTGGGTATTACCCCCGACTTGTTAATTGTGGGACCTGATAATCGTGCGGCGGCTGAGCAGTTAATTTTAGCTCAAAATAAAACAGGCGGCGCGTCGAATACTAACTACAAGAAAGTAAAGCTTCTTGTCTCTCCTTGGATGGCATTATGAGTTTACAACAAATATATGTGCGTATTACACGCGGTAAGACTAACACCACGTTTCACCGCGCTGGCATGACCTTTACTAAAGAATGGCTGTGTGTTGGTGTTGATGAGGCGACCGCAAGTTGTTTGTATGCGGAGCAGATGTTGGAGGTCTCTGAGACTGATCCAGAAATGATTGAGGCAGTCGAAGCCGTTCGCCCTGAGCCTGTCGAAGGGTTTGAGGCGAGTAGTTCGACAAACTCAGGTGTTCGACAAGCTCACAGCTCAGGGCAAACGGTCGAGGGGCAACAAGTGGTCGAGCAAGATGCCGTAGATACGGTAAAGAAAAAAGGTAAAAGCTAATGTTTGCCACCCGCGCCGATTTGTTACGCAATAGCAATGCACGTCGGCTAATGCAGTTAGCAATCCCATCTGATCGTGAGATGCCTCAAGATGTCGAGGCGTTAAGAGTAGCCATTGAGGGCGGTGTTTTAACGGCGTATAGCGCGGATGACCAAATTACAATTGCATTGGCATTGGTAGTAATTGACGGTGCGCTGGCGGATGCCGATGCGTTAATACTCAGTTATGGCATACCAGAAACCGTGCAAACCACATTGTTAGCACGGATAGCCTCAACGATTGCCCTGTATTACCTGCAAGGCACTGAAAAAATGAATGAGACGGTGCAGAAGGCATTCGACGGCGTTATTAAACTACTCGATGGTCATGCCAAAGGCACGCTATCACTAATTCCAACAGTTGTAACTGTACCGCCTGAACCTGTAGGCATGGGTGCTGAAATTGGCTCTAGCCCAGTACGGTACAGCGGCGGTAGTTATAACTGGGATTTTGATTAATGCTATCGCTAAAACCTATTATTACCGTACTAACGCCTAAACCCGCTGATTTCAACGGGTTGTGGTTTCGCAAAGTAGCAGGGGCGGCTGAGTATGCACAGGCGCGTGATGAGGCGTTGCCATTACCGATGTGTTGGGTGGTGCGAGCGGCGGATAAATCGGATCATGTCGGTGATGGCGTTGAAGATGTGGCGATTGCGTTTGATGTCGTGATTGCTATTGAAAATGTCCGTACTCATACCGCTGGTGATACCGATGATTTGTTGCTGCACTATCGGCAAGCAGTGAAGAAATTACTGTTAGGCACTAAGTTTACTGGTGCAATCAAGCCGATTAAATTTTCAGGCGGCGCGATTGTTGACTATACCAATGCGGATTTGTACTGGCGTGATCGGTATGAGGTAGAGGCAGTGATTGAAAACTATCTGCCTGATCCTGTCGATGTGTTTGCAAATATGACAAAAATTTAACCCTTCGACTGTTCGACAAGCTCACAGCGAACGTTATCCGTTCATGGTGACTGTGAGTTTATCGAACAGTCGAACCACGAACCACGAACCACAGAGAGTTTACACATGATTTTTAAAAATATTTTAGATACCTTTCGTGTACCAGGTGCGTACATTGAAATAGATGGCTCGATGGCGGGATTGAACAGTAGTTCAGTGCCTAATTTATTGTTAGTCGGGCAGAAATTAGCAGTAGGCACAGCCCCAGCGGGTGAAATCAGCTTTATTAGCAGTTTGGCGGATGCTATCGCTAAGACAGGTAGCGGCTCAATGTTGGCACAAATGGCAGCGCGGTTTTATGCCATTAACCCGATGCTGAACTTGTATTTGTTGCCGTTTTCAGACAATGCCACGGGGTTAGCAGCGACTGCAACACTGACGGTCGCACAGCCAACGACCGCAGACTGGGGAACTATGTCCTTATATATAGCAGGTCAGTTAATTGCAGTGTCTGTTACCTCAACGATGACGACAGCCGATATTGCCACTGCACTACAAACTGCAATCGATAGCGTGAGTAGCAATAATCTTTGCGTGACTTCGGCGGTTGTTGGTTCGGTGCTTACGCTCACCGCTAAACACAAGGGCGTATGTGGTAACGCGATTGATGTTCGTTTGAATGCACTGCCACAGGACAAAACACCCACGGGATTGGTGGTGAATATTACTGGTTTTGCAGGGGGTACATTAGTACCAACCGCTATTTCAGCAGATTCAATCGCGGCTATTTTCGATAATGATGACAGCGGTTTTCTTAACGTGCCGTCTAAGTATATCGCGTTAGGTATGAATGATCCTGCGTCATTAGTGGCATTTCACGCTGAAAGCCAACGCCGTTATGCACCACCGTTGCAGTCAGGTTTTAGAGCCTTTACTGCCTTTAACGGAGCATACAGTGATGCCTATAGTTTTGGTGCTAGCAAGAACTATGAGCATATTTGCTGTGTCGCGATGAATCACGGGCTAACGTCAGTGTGGGAAACGGCAGCAATTGTTGCAGCGACTGCGTGTCCTGCGATGTATGAAAGTCCTGTGGTGTCACTGGAAGGATTGGCATTAAAAGGCTTGCAAATTGCGCAACCATTCACGTTTAATCAAGCTAACGCGCTGTTGTTTCAAGGCATGAGTTTGATACAAAAATCGCGTGATGGGGCGTGTTCGATTAAACGCTTAATCTCAATGTATTTGCATCGTGCTGATGACAGTTTAGATGATGCCTTTTTGGATATTAATACCACTGAGGTATTAGAGCGTATTCGTTATGAGCAACGCATAGGCGCGATTCAGCGTTTCACTGGCACGGCGGCGGCGAAGAATAACGAGGGTTATCGCCCCGGTCTGCGTATTACGACTACCGATGATGTGATTGCCTTTTTACTGACCATGTATCGTGAAAAATTAATGCACGAAAAAGGTTGGGTTCAGGACTACGCGTTTTATAAAAACAATCTGATTGTTGAACAAGACCCGACTAACCCCAGTCGATTTAACTATCAAGACACGCCTGTGATTCTATCGCCATTCTATATTTTGGCGGGTCAAGCACAGTTTAGAAAAGTGGCTAACTAGGACATATTATGGCTATTATTAATAATGTAAGAAAGGTGATGTCGCCCTCGATTGGGCGCATACCACTGGCGGATAAAGCGGGTTCATTTACACCCAGTGGTACAAAACGCGAACATAAAGGCGGGCGGATACCTGAAGACGGTGGGCATTTAGATACCTCTGTTCCTGCTAAATTAGAACTATCAGTAAATTTGTTAGGCAACATTGATGTGACACGATTCAATTCAATTGTTGATGAAGATGTGACGGTGCAGTTAGCTGATGGTCAGGTGCATTTGCTATCAAAAGCGTTTTGTACTGAGCCTGTCCAAGTCAGTGATGGTGAAGGCAAGTTGACGATCATGGCAAATTTTTCAGAGAGAATTTCCTAATGACTGATTTAGCATTAAAACACCCGTTGGAATTCGGCAAATTGACGGTTGATAAATTAAAATTTCGGGATCATGTGACGGCTGGCGATATGCTCGCATTTGATAAAAAAGGTAACGTCGCACAAAATATTGAGCTGATAGCGAATTTATCAGGCACTGATGAATCAATGATTAAACAATTGCATCGTGTTGATTACAGTGCGGCCGTGAAAATTGTCGATGATTTGTTTGCCGATGAGGCTGATGCCGAAAAAAAGTAGTAAAGGTATTATCAGCGGTCAGTTTAGTAATGGCTGTTTTTCACCAACCGCTACCGCTGGTTAAAGCGATGTCGCTGACCGAGTTGTTTGTGTGGGCTACGATAGCCGCAAAGATGAGTGGTAGAAAGTTCGAGTAATGGTTCGACAAGCTCACCATGAACGGCTATACCGTTCGCCCTGAGCTAGTCGAAGGGTGGTTCGACAAGCTCACCACGAACGGATTTAATAAGCGGTTATGCCGTTCGCCCTGAGCTAGTCGAAGGGTGGTTCGACAAGCTCACCACGAACGGATTTAATAAGCGGTTATGCCGTTCGCCCTGAGCTAGTCGAAGGGTGGTTCGACACGCTCACCACGAACGGATTCGTAAACAGATTAACAAGCCCGTGAATCGAAAGGTTCACGGGCTTTTTTATGCCCGCTAGAATCATTTCCATCCTGCTAATCCCCGTTGTCACTCGCTAGACTACCTCATCATTTTTTATAACGGCTGTATGATCCTATGCCAATAAGACTCCTCGCCATATTCATCGCTGTGCTAATCGTCATTATTTTGGCAGTTGGTTTCCTTTGCTATCGCATTGGTCTCCTCGCATTAACGGTGCGGCACTCGTTGTGGGGTAATAGTTGTCATGAACAGCCCTGATACCCCGTTGTTAATCCGAGCTAAAACCCGCCACACGACGATTAAAAACTATTATCTAAGCTGTGGTCACGATGAACAGCAATGGCACACGGTTAATCACAACCCTCAGTTATTCAATGCCGTGTGGCGGCGAATGCTCGGTATCCCCAGCGGTAATATGCCACCACCCGAAGCGATGCGGAGATAACCATGACGGATGACGTTAAAATAAAAATTCGTTTAATTGACGAAGCCTCGCAAGGATTATCGAAGTTAGAACAAAAACTGCGTGACTTTCAACACCGTGCGGCTGAACAAGCCAAACTATTAGGGCAAGAAACGACCCAAGCCGCTGCACAAAGCAATCAGAAACAACTCAGTGGGTTTCAACGCCTTGCCCAGCGTGAACGTGAACTCAGAGAACAAGCGGCTAACGAAGCTAAGCGGTTAGCACAAGAAACCACCCAAGCGGCTGCACAAAGTAATGCGAAACAACTCAGTGGGTTTCAACGTCTTGCCCAGCGTGAGCGTGAAATTAGAGAACAGGCGGCTAACGAAGCTAAGCGGCTCGCACAAGAAGCCGCGCAAGCTGCTGCACAACGGCTCGGTAGTTTTCAACGCCTTGCCCAACGTGAGCGACAACTGAGAGAACAATCGGCTAATGAAGCCAAGCGGTTAGCACAAGAAACGGCGCGTGCCGCTGAACACGCATTGCAACAAGAGCAGCAAGCCGCCGCTCGTGCGATGCAGAATATCACTAATGCCCGGCAACGCTTAGGCGTGCGTTCCCACGCAGATATACAGGCGAATATGGAACGGGTGCGCGGTTACTATCGCACGCTCGCACAATCAGGGGTGTTGTCGTTTCGTGAGCAAGCCCAAGCCGCTGATAAGCTAAAACAACGTTTGCAGGCGTTGACCAATGAGATGGGTAATTTAACCGCTGCCCAAAAGCGTTATGGGGCATTGCAAACAGGCGCGGGTATTGCAGGTGGGGTGATTGGTGGTGTGGCGGGTACGGCGTATGCAATGGTACAGCCGATTAAAGATGCGATGCAATATGATGATCGTTTAACGACTATGACCAATACAGGTTTTCGTGAACGGGATGTCGCTGGCAGACGGGAAGGTAAAAAAGAGATACAAGCGGCTATTGAAACCGCTGTTAAGGATAGTAAAGGACTAATCGATACCTTTGGTGCAGCGCAGATGATAGACCAATTGATGGCGGGTGGTCGTGTACCTGTGAAAAAAGCAATGGATATGCTGCCGTATTTAACACAAACAGCGGGTGCGAATGCTGCTGATCCATTGGATATTGCTCGTACCACTAACGCCGCCTACGGTTTAAAAATTGTAAAAACCAACGATGATTTAAAAAAGTTTTGGAATATGAGTGTTGCCGCTGGTCAAGAATCAAGTTTTGAATTAAAAGACCAAGTTAAGTTCCTGCCTGAGCAGTTAGCGTTTGCAAAAACCAACGGTAGTCACGGTTTAGATGCAGCGCGTGAGGTGTTAAAACTCAACGTAACGTCATCGGGCGTGACAGGTAGCTCAGACGAAGCGGGGGTTGCTACCTCTAATTTTTTGCGTAAACAGACAGGGTCTGATACGCAAAAGGACTTTGGGGATTACATGGAGGAAAAGCACAAAATCAAAGGTGCTGACCTGATATCAAGTCTTGATAGCTTTATAGCTAAAGGTGGTAACTCATCAGATTTCTATGCTAAGTTCATTAAAAATGAAACGGAAAAAAGTCCTGAAGTCATAAAACTCAGAAAAAAACTAGCGACTGAAAAAGACCCAGATAAGCGTGAAGTTCTGGAATCAAGAATGGATTTGCGTAAAGGCGAAATCATCAACGAGTTATTTCAAGACGTGCGTGCCGTTAAAGGCGTGTTAGGGTCGTTGAATACAGAATATGGTGATGCGGTAGATGCTAAAATTAAAGCCGCGCAAATGGGTACATTTGATCCTAACAAAGGAAACACCGAATTTAAACAGGATCAAGCCACCGCAAAAACAACTGAGTTGGGAAATACACTGGAGGTTAAAAAACACCATGCGTTGCAACAATCGTTTGACACCATCGGCTCAACCTCACAAAAAGCGAATGAATTTGCAGGTGAACATAGCACGTTAGCAACGGTTATGTCATTTGCTCCACAAATTGGTGCAGGAGTAGGTACGGCTGGAATGGGTTGGATGGGGGCTAGATGGCTAGCCAGCCGTGCAGTTCCTGCGGCGGCTGAGGCGGGTGTGGTAGCCGCCCCTACTTTAGCCGCTAATACAGGGGTTGCCCTATCGCGTTTTACAGGATTACTCTCGCAAGCAGGGAGTGCAATAGCGCGTACATCCGCATGGAGTGCAATAGCGCGTACACCCGCCGCCACAGTCATTGGTAATACTGCACGGTCTGCCGCACCGTGGATAGCGCGTGCGGCTAACCCTGTAGCTAAACTGGCTGGGGCAGCTTCTTTGGGCTATCTAGCAGGTGATACGTTAATCAATCCCGTGATTAATAAAATGATGGGGCCTAACAGATCATTAGGCGCAGAAACTTATAATTTTACCCATTCGGGAGCGTCTAATATGATTTCCAAAGCGGGGTCGGCTGCTAGCCTAGTGAACCCGATAGTGATGCTAGGTAATCTATTTTCTAAATTCATGGGTAAAAGTCCAGCGGTTTCAGATAGGCTGCCGCGTGTTGATAAATCCGCCGTCGCCGCTAAAATTATTGCCAACCCAATGGGTTTAACCTCGTTATCAGCCTCGCCGCTGCCACAACTAAAGGCGGGTGGTGCGTTGTCAAAAGAATCCGCGCCGTTTAATGCGTTGAGTAACGTTATCGCTAAATTAAATGGCAGTGAAAGCTCGTTAAGTTCGTCAATTTCAAATTTAATGAGCTGGAAGCCCGAACCGTTGCCTGTTGAAGTCAATACCCAAAGTCATTTAACGGTTGCGTTAGCGGCTGGTTTAGTAGTGCAGTCTCAAAATAGTCAATCCAGTAGCACTGCACAAAAAGGCGCGAATAGCTCAACCGTCAATGCGGGTAGTAATACTGGCAATATATTTAGTGGTACGCCCTAATGAGTTGGTACGATAGATTAGTAACAGCCAAATGGCGGGGCATGGAATTTTTAACTGAAAGCCATGAAGCGAAGTTAGGGCGACGGTTAGTGATTCATGAATTCCCTGGTGCGGATGATCCACTGGTTGAGGATTTAGGGGCTAAGGCGGCGACTGTTAGTCTGACCGCGTATTTTATCGGTGCGGATTATGATTTAGAGCGTAACAAAATGCTGTTATTGCTCAATAAAAAAGGGTCGGCGTGGTTAGATCATCCATGGCTCGGCTACATAGCGGTCTGGGCGAAAGAGTGGAGTACGTCTGAAAGTATTGAGAAGGGCGGATTTTGTACTATTAGTATTGAGTTTGTGCCAACAGGTATGGCAGCCACTAACCCGACTATTGATCATGTTGATCATGCGACAGAGAAAATGACCGCCTTATCAGATACCGCGCAATTGGCGTTTGTGTTGTCAATAATGAGTTTGGATGTGGTAGCTAGTTTTATTAGTCTATGCACGAGTAAATTCGACACCTTACAAAATACCGTGTCAATAGCCGCCTTACCGCTGGCTTCGTTACAAAATACCTTATCAATTACGACATTGCCGCAGCAAGCTTCGTTACAAATTATTCCGCTCATTCAGGCAGTCAAAAATGATTTTGTATCGCTGTTAGCCTCGCCTGATCGTTACGTTTCAGCATTGCGTTTGTTAGTTGATAGCGTACTGAGTGTTGATAGTTATCTATCTGATACTGATAGAGTGCGCGTGGTGTCGTATTTAACCAGCCTAGCGATTCGTTATCCTGTGCATTCGTCACTATTGAGTGATGCTGCGCCCACCTCCGCGTTAGAGCTACCCGCTAATATCGAAAAAGATACCGCGTTGCAAGCGTGTTTTTTAATTTCAGTCGCGGGGCAGTTAGCATTAAACGATTATCAAACCGCCGCTGATCGCGATGCGGTGTTATCTAGCGTACTGACAGCGATTGATACGTTATTGCCTGTGTTGCCCGATGCTGTTTTTCAAGCGGCAGTCACGGCGCGGGTAGCGATTTATGACGCATTGATGGTGCAAGATTTACAGCCTACCCAACAACGCACGGTGTTTTCTGCGATGCCATCGACTGTACTGGCATATCGATTTGAATTAGATGATCCGCTGTTTATAGCGATTAATGCAGTGCGGCATCCTTTGTTTGTAGCAGGTGATATTTATGGTTAATTATCCAGCCATTAAAGTTTTTAATAAGCGTCATTCCTCGACACCGATACCGACACCGACAGGGATTCAGATTAAATTTAACGGCAAACTATACGGCTATTGGCAAAGTGTTTCTATTCAAGCGTCTGTCGATGATCTGTGTGCATCGGTCAGCTTGTCGGTGATGAGTTTAGAGCAAGGCGCGGGTGTTATGCCACTGTCTGAAAATACCGTGGTTGAGGTATTAGTGGATGGTGAGTTAGCCGCCACGGTGCGTGTTGACCAATTAAAACGCAAAGTCGATGCCAATAGTCACTCTATTAATATAGACGGTCGTAGTCTGGGGCGTGAGCTAGTCGATTGTCAATATTCGGCGACCATGAATAATTTGAAATTAGAAGAGATTATAAAGCGGCTTTGTAGCACGTTTAAAGTACCTGTAAAGGTGCTTGCTAAGACTGAATTAGTTCCTGATTTTTCGATGCAATGTGAGTCTCCTGCCAATGCGTTAATTAATGCAGCGCGGGCGGCTAATCTGTTGTTGTATCCGTCGGCTGATGGTGGCGTGGTGCTAACTGAACCCACTAAAGCCGCACCTGTCGCTACTTTGGTTTATGGCGATCATATCCTTAGTTATGAAGTTGTCGATGAATATAAGCTACGGTTTAGTGAATACACCGTGAAAGGCTTTGATCATGCTAAGACCGAATCGACAAAAGGCTCAGTGAAAGATGATGCTTTTACTTATTTTCGCCCGATGCAAATCATGGCAGATAAGCATGGGCAAGGCATAGGCGGCGTTGATAGACGGGCGCAATTAGAATTCAATCGCCGTAAAGCGCGTGCGCATCGGATTGATTTGGAGGTACAAGGTTGGAAACACGCGGGCGGTTTGTGGGCAATTAACACGCAAGTGCGCGTCATTATTCCGCTGGAAGGAATTGATAGTGTGATGCTAATCGGCGAACGTTCGTTTAATTTTGATAGTAACGGCGGCAGTATCACACACCTGCAAGTTATGAGTCGTGAGGCGTTTGTTGGTGAAGCGGTCAAGGATAGTAAGCCATCGGCGGCAGGTCATGCAAAAGCAAAGAGCAGTAAACCTAAAAAAGGTCACAAGCACACGCCTAAGACCGTCATTAACCCAGGGGAATAACAATGATTCAACATGTTTGGAGACGGTTACAACTGATGTCATCATCAGGTTCTGTGCAGTTACTAGAACGGGAAAATGGCAAGCATCATGCGCAGGTCAAGATATTAGATGATGAGGTTTTAACTAACGTTTCTCATGTCACGCCTTATGGATTCTCGCATAGCCCACGCGCTGGTGCGCAAGCCCACATGATGTTTCCAAGTGGTGATCGTTCATTCGGTATTGCGCTGGTGGTGGGTGATAAACAGTACAACATGACGTTAGAAGGCGGCGAGGTTGCGCTGCATGATGACGCAGGTAATTATGTAAAGATAAAGACGGGTGGCATTATCGAAGTGAAATCATCTACTAAAGTCATTGCTGATACACCGCTATTTGAATGTACGCATGATTGTAAAATCGGTGGTAATTTAGAAGTGGTTGGTGATATTACATCGAACAGTAAACATGTTGGTAGCACCCATACCCATGCAAGTGGCGGTGCTGGAGTGCCTAATTAATGGTTCGACCATTCGACAAGCTCATGGCTCACCACGAACGGATTAAATCGGAGATTTTATGCTGAAAATAGTGCAAACAGAGTGGGAAAAATTCGACTTGGCATTTGATGACACTGTACCGCGTGATGCTGAAATCGCTTTTTCGACATTGGTTTATACCGTGTTATTTACCGATGCTGAAGCTGATGAAATCAAAGTGCCAGACCGTTATGAGCGACGCGGTTGGTGGTTTGATGCTGAGTTCGGTTCATTGATTTGGATATTGAGAAAACAAGCACTGAGTAATCAAACACGCTCAGAGGTGTTGAGTAACGTCACTAATGTATTAGCAATGCGTCCTGAATTATCTAATGTAGTTGTGACGGATATAACACCACCTAGAACCGTTTCCAGTATGTTGATAGCAATAACCGCTTTATATAATGATGCACCCAATCGAATTGAACTATTCGCACTGAATACAACTTTATGAATTATATACGCCCTAGTTTTACTGAGTTACAAGCGCGTATCAATGCTGATTTAGCACTGATACCCGCTGTGTTAGCTGAACCGCTTTCAGCGATGTGGGCGCGGGCGTGTCATTCGCAACATGGCTATTTGGACTGGATATTGGCGCAATGTTCACCGCTAACCTGTGAATTAGAACGGCTGTATGACTGGGCTGCACTCTATGCAACGCCTCGTTTACTGTCGGTTGCTGCGCAAGGTTCAGTTATCGCTACGGGTAATGCAGGGGCGGTTATTCTAGCGGACACCTTATTACGCGCTACTAACGGATTAAATTACCAAGTTATTAATGCAGTCACACTGACATCAACGGCTACGCCTGTTTTTGTACGTTGTACTACACGCGGTGCGATTACTAATGTTGCAGCAGGTCAGGTTTTAACGCTGATTGATCCTGTGCTAGGCTGTAATAATGCGCTGAGTGTCGGTTCGTTAGGATTAACGGGCGGCGCAGACGATGAATCATTAAATGATTGGCGGTTGCGGGTTGCTGACGAATGGCAAACGATGGTGGTTTACGGCGGTCGGTCAGGCAAGCCGATGGATTATATTGCGTGGGCAAAATCAGCACATCCGTCAGTGACAAGTGCGTTAGTTCAGCCACATTTGGTCGGTGTCGGTACAGTAGTGATACGACCCATTTGCAATGATTTACCCAACAGACAACCAACGACTGAAGTTTTGACTGCGATAGCCGCGTATTTTCAACCAATTGCCCCAGCGACCGCCGATTGGCGATTGACCGCACCGCTGTTACAGGCTATCACTGTGTCAGTGCATTTATCGCCTGAAGTAGACACCACAGCTAACCGCCTAGCTATCAATGATTTTTTATCGGCGTTAATACTGTCTAAAGTCACTAATCAAGCAGAGTTATGGTTGACTGAGATTGATACAGCGATTTTATCAGTGACCAGTCATTACACGCGCAATGCGCCACTCGCTAATATCACGGCGGATGCAGGGGCGGTGTTTGTGTTAAATCCATTGGTATTTACCTAATGCAACTGACTGGTCATGATGATCGGCAGTATGCCGATGGGTTAAAAGCCTTATTACCTACGGGTGCGGCGTGGGACTGGACTGTCGGTGGCTTTGGCGATGGATTGATTTTAGCCACTGCACAAGAATTGGCTAGAGTTGAAGTGGCGACGCAATTGGTTCTTGATGCAGCGACTGCTTTACATAAACCCGCTAAAGGCGTGGTTACGCTGGCGGACTATCAGCGCGTAGCGGATGCAGCGACTGTCATTATCCCACGCAAACCCGCCGCTATCGGTCATACAATTGGGTATCGGCTGTGGAGTAATAATGCGCCTGTCTCAGGGTCTCCCGACCCAAGCCCAAAAGTGATTTGTAGTCATTTATTACAGCCATTGGCTATTGGTCGCTCTATCGGCGATGTCCTATGGTCGGGCGATAGTCGTTATTATTTGCGCGTTCAGTTCGATCACTCCGTCATTGATTCGGCTATCGTGCTATCTGCATTAATGACCTTTAAACAAGCCCACGTCTATTTATATGTTGAGGATGTATGTTAATTAATCAAATTGGATTTAGTTATGCAAAAAATTAGTGGCCCAGGGCATTTTAATAATACCTTTGTTGCTGAAGACCTCGTTTTAGGTCGTCAGCCTACACAAATAACAGCGGATTGGATGAATGCTATTCAAGGTGAGCTGGTTAATATTGTGTTAGCGGCGGGTTTGTCGCTAAATCCTGCTAATAATGCGCAGGTTTTAGAGGCGTTAAATTATTTAATAAGAAATAACCTAATAATGTCATTGACATCATTAGATTACCCCACGATATGCACTGCAACTAATAAAGCGAATGTTACAACATCAATTGATGCCGTAGGCGGCAAAGTAACGCTAGCTGCTGCTGATAAAATCGAACTCGGAAAAGCGGTCGGCACGAATGGCGTGATGATGCTCGATGCAACAACGGCGTTTGTAAGTCCAAGCCTTGCTGTTTCGAGTACTTATTATTTACGATGTATGTATGTCGGCGATACACTTACTTTTTACGTCCAAAAAGGCACTGACTCGGACGCTATACCAACTGGGCTGGTAGGTACGGTAAACGGCGCAAGTGGTGGCGGTTTTGACTCGACTGTATTAGATATGCTTGTTGCAAAAATTGTCACAGGCACAGTTGGAACTATTCCGACAGTTACACCGCTTGCTAACGCAAAAAATTTGGAGGCATCAATAACTTTTCCATTTACCTCGTCATCACAGGCGAATCAATCAGCAACATTGACATGGGCTAGAGCACCCAAAATTTGGTTATCAAATCAATATGGCTCTGGAAATATAAATTCAACAACAATGGAAGTTGATTCGATCACACTTTTTGTTACGTTAACTCGGTCTCTACTAACTATAAACACGGCGGTTGGGCAGGTTCTTCTAAGCAATAACACCCCCGCTGGTGCATGTTCTTCCGCCGCTACAATAACAATAAAAGCATAA